TCAGCAGGTGATGCGCTTCTAGAGCGCGCCGCCTCTGCACCTTTTGGTGATTTATCACCTTTCTTTCCCGGCGGTGTTTTACCATCTTTTTTAGGCGGCATTTACTATAGACTGGATATCAATATATACTAATACTATATAATAATACTACATAATTTATTCTTTCTCCATGATCTCCCCCCGTTTTTTGATACACTGATCGTCCACACTAAATGTCGGCACTTTCACTTCTTGCGGAACAATCGAAATAACGCACTTCGCCTTTTTTCCATATAAGGGTTCCGTACATCCCTTCTCTTTTTTGTCGTTGATCTTTCCCCGATAAAACTGTTTGAAATTAAACACTTTCGGCGCATCCTGTGTGCACCTCGAACGGAAATGCTCGTATCTCTCACGCACATCGCAGTATGACAACCCAGATTTTTTCCCCAACAATTTATTCACCGTTTCATGAAGGTCATAAACAAAACGCGAAAAGGTATCGCGACTTTTCATATGACACATCCGAATTGGGCGTGTTGCTAAATTATTCGTCAAATTCATTCGACAATATTTACAAGGAAGAACATTTCTTAAATTCAGTATAAAGTCCATATAATGCTTCTTCTGTTCATCGGTTGGTTCGACTGGATAGTTAAAACTCATCGTGTGAAGGAAGTGCCACATACTCGGACCCCATACGGTCGTAAGCATTCCATCGCCACTACGAAAATCTTTCTTGGTAAATGCTCTCACTTTTGTTCTACGTGGAATTTGTGGCAGCGTTCCTACGAGGTCATTACCAATGTCGATACGGTCACGCTTGCGATTGTTCCGTGTTTTACCCCCGCTTAATATCTTTGCTCGATATGACACTGACGCTGACGCTTTTCGTTTACGTGTCTTAGACATAAGTTATTATTGAAATAAACAAATTAAACGCGCTACGTAATTATACTATATAAATATTAAAATTACGTATAAGTGTCATGGAGGACGAAACTCGCACACAGAAGTGGTTTATTACATTTGGCGGTCCTAGTGAGAGTTACCATAATGCAGTGACCAGAATATGTGGGGAAGCTCGTGCAATCAATATCTTTGATCATGTCATCGGATATACAGATAAAAATCTAATTGAAGATAATGACTTCTGGAATAAGCATGGTGATTTCTTATCATCAAACCCCCGTGGATATGGGTTTTGGCTTTGGAAATCATACCTCACGCAAAAAACATTACAGAATCTCTCTGAAAATGATATTTTAGTATACGCCGATGCAGGATGCACGATCAACGCGGAAGGTATACCGCGACTTTTGGAATATTTCGATATTGTGAATACGAGTGAATACGCCAACCTTTCTTTTAAGACCGAACATTTAGAAAAGACATGGACGAAAATGGACACATTTGATTATTATGAGACAGTCAACGATGAACGAGTTTATGAAACAGAACAATTGGTCGGTGGTATTTATGTCATCCGAAAATGCCAACACACGATAGACATTGTAAACCGGTGGTATAATTGTTGTTGCAATTATAACTTGATTGATGACTCTCCAAGCAAACTACCTAATGACCCGTCTTTCCATGAAAATCGTCACGATCAGAGTCTATTTTCAGTTATTCGAAAAAAATGCGGCACAGAAATGACGGATTTCGATGAATCATATTTCAATAATGATTGGAGTGGAATCGCAATGAAATATCCATTTTGGGCAACAAGATATAAATGAAAATTTAAAAATATTCTGTTATAAATATTAGGCGCTATATATAACAGTTCTCATTTTATTTGCAATTTATCATGTCTAGTTCAACGTCCATTCTTGAAGACCCTACTAATTATATCGTTCAGTACAGTGAGAAAACCAAATACTCGTGCACTATGTTAGGTGTTTCGTTGCTTCTTGTTATTCTTTTTTTCGTGAGTCCATTATCCGTAAGATCGGGTTCAATGACATCAATTATATTAAAAGTAGTGATTATTGGTCTTCTTATCGCGACATCTGTCATTTTGTTTGAAGCAGTAAAACCAGTTATAGACACTGATGGTATTCTTGATACAGATATGTTTCCTGATTTGAAATTCAACTTTTTTATAACAGTTGGATTTGTTCTTCTTATCTTAGTTTTAGGTATAGTAGTTTTTCGACTGTAAGACGACGACTATGAATGATTGAACTCATCAAATGGACGTGCATTATGCGGCGTTCTCGTTTTTCCAGTATGTTCCCCCATACTTTCACCTACAATCCGAATAATTTCTTGAAAATATCGTCGATCATTGGTAAAATTGTCCCTGCGAACATTTAGTAATGCACCATTTTGTTTATCGCGAAAAATCATCGTCCTCGGATGTTCTTTATATACACATACATGATGTTATTCTTTCATATTGTTTTATTCGTTTATTTTACCGATTATTCATCATTCTAATATAATATACACATACAGTAGTAAAATGCCAGACTCATCTACACCATCAGTCGGAACTGCGGTTTCTTCTGTATCTGATTCTGCATCATCGGCATTGTCATCTGTCACTTCAGCACTTTCAGGTAATTCTAAGAATATCGTTATTGCCTTTGTAGTCATTGCAGCAATCGCAGGTCTTCTTTATTATATGATTACGAACGATATGATTCCAGGATTGAATAAATTTTTCAGTGATTCTCAAGGCGTCACTCCGGCGCCAGACGGCATCGGTGCAAATGACGATAAAGTAATGCAACTTTACTTATTCAAAGTCGATTGGTGTCCGCATTGCAAGACGGCCAAACCGGTTTTTGACGAAGTAGAAAAGGATTTGAATGGTAAGTCAATCAACGGATACACAGTTGTATTTAAGACGGTTGACTGTGAAGGAGAGCCGGATATGGCGGATAAATTCAAAATCGAGGGATTTCCTACGATTAAACTCGTGAAGGATGGACAGGTCATCGAATATGACGCCAAACCAGATAAGGACAAGATTAAGGAGTTTCTTGAAACGGTAACTGCATCGTAATTGTGCATCATAATGTAGCATTATTCATTATATTATTCATGAATAATGGAAACGTATTTACTACATCATCAATGTTTACATCAATGTTTACATCAATGTTTACATCAATGTTTACATCAATGTTTACATCATCGTCATATCCTCGTTACGAATTTCATACTGAATTGTAGTAGGTGATGATGATTCAGTTTGTGTAGACGGTTGATCCTCTGCAATTTCTGAGAGCGATGTAATTTCTGTAGATGAAAGATGCGCATCCGTCGTATTTTCTGTCGGGATTTCATGTATCGTCGTCGAATCTCTGAAATTACGGCGATAAGACAAAAATACATTCGCAAACGTCTCACCACGTAAAATCAGTTCGCGCCGATAATTCTCATCCTTCATCCAGTTCATCCAATCCTTCATCGAAAGCACCTTTGAGACACAAACGACTTCATTTGGAATCGGTTTTGTTTCACGATTTTCATAAAATTTACTATTCATCTGATTGAAGAATGTGTAGATAAATTGTAAAAGTGACGATTTTTCTGTTATCTTTGTTGGTTTTTTTTCCCAGATTACTTTTACGCCAAGTATTTCGCTCAACCCGCATTTTTGATCGCGAATGCAGTCATTTACGGGATATTCATTGATTATACCTCCATCTAGATAACAACATCCGTCACGGTAAATGGGTGCAAACCCAAAGGGGTAACAGCAACTCATATAACACGCCTCCACCAACGACTGGGTAGGGTGTGTTTTATAACTAAAATCAACGTTCTGAAACTTATTCATTTCCGTTACCATAAAATGAACATCTATTCCAGTTTTATCATAAAACTCTTGAAATGTGACGGTTGTAGGTATATCCTTTCCTTGAAGCGCAGGACGCAACGTTTCTGTGAACTCTTTCAACCCGTATAGTCCGTGTGTATTATACAATTTGAAGATATGTTCCAATTTGTTTTTAGCGTCCGTGATGGATGACGTTGACAAATGCTCATTCAAATCAATATTACTCGACGACGACGACGACGACGACGAAAACGACGGGAATATCTTTTCCCATGGACGTTTAATCAAATAATCGTCCATAACCTCCCATTCATAACGCAACGCTAGGATAATTGCGATATAGGAACCGATCGATGACCCGTAGATGGTTTTGATATCTTTCATGCTCCAGATACCTTTTATATTTAATGTACGAAGAATGCTGTACATCATATGGCCAGCAGGACCCCCAGATGAAATTACAATATGCTTAATCGTAGAGTTATCCGTCATTTTATATAGTGTTTATTCATATTTATTTATTATGGTTTGCGCGTGAAACAAATATCCATTATTTTCTATTGTCATTACATAATACAACACCGACATGGACGATTTATTTAAGTTTGCAGGGGACAATGTTGAAAATGTTGAAAAAATCAATTTAGATGAGTTGTATGAAAAAAAAAAGGAACAAGACAAGAACAAACTATTCACATATAATAAAATTCTTACACGCATTCATGAAAAAATCAAATTGACATCCCGACAAAAGTGTAACCAACCTTTTTGTTGGTATGTCGTTCCTGAAATTATTCTGGGAGTCGCAAACTATGACCACGCTGGTTGTATTGCATATATCGTTGACAAATTACAGGAAAATAATTTCATGGTGCGTTATACACATCCGAATCTTCTCTTGATTTCATGGCTTCATTATGTTCCCAATTATGTTCGAAGTGAATTCAAAAAGAAAACAGGAACTGCAATTGATGAGTTTGGTCGACCAATATTATATGACGCAGAAGGAAAGGTCATAAAATACAATAATGGAAATGGCGGCGGTGGTGTGGTCAGTAGTAACAATTCGCAACAAACACCCGAAGACGCAAATACGCTTTTATACAATCAGCGCGCAGATCCCTCGATGGGGGGTGGCGGTGGCGGTGGCGGTGGTCCATTGCTTGGAGGTGAGAAAAAAGAATTCAAACCAACTGATACCTATCGACCTACTGGAAATTTGGTATATAATCAGGAGTATTTTCAAAAATTAGAGAATCGTCTGCAGTAATGCACGCACGCAGGTCTGTAGTTTAATATGTATTCGTTTGTAATACTTCTTGGTTTGAAGATGTAGATGATGTATTTTTACTCTCAATTTTGCCCGGATTATATTTATCCATCTCGGCCAATATATTATTTTTGATTTCGTCATTAATATCCGATTGTTTACTTTTTAATATATTATTCACCATATATGCATTCAGCGTTTTCAGACTATTTGTCATGACAGAACGCGTGTTCTCATCATTTGTAGTATTTGCAGTGTTGTATAAATTCAGATATATATCTCGATACTTCTTTGCAATATTGCCTTCTTTGATTTCACTATAAATCTCATCCGAAAATTCTTTATGTTGTGGTAAAATTCGAAGTTTCCATGGATCAAACCGGTTCATGTCATTGGTGTTATTGTTATTGTAATTGTTGTCATTGTATTTGGTTTTACTTTTATTTTTGCTTTTTGTTTTCGACATGAGATTTTCGGTCTCTTTTTTCGATTTTTTTGTTGTCTCGGTTAAAACCTCTAATCCGAGGGTCTCCTGTAATTCTTGAAGTATTTGAAACCCAGTTAAAAAATACTTATAACTTTCTGCGTATAATTTCACAATTCGCGTTCTGGCGTCATTGGTGATTCCTTGTAATTCTGCATCAGTTAGATTGGGGTTAATGAAAAAATTGTATTTCAGGTTAAGACGGAAAAAATCGCGCGAATACTGGTCGTCTTGTTCAAACCCTAAATTTCGTTTAAAATTGCCCTTCGCCCAGTCTTCTTCGATTTCATGTAACACATCTTCATTCTGTTTCATAATAACAAATACGCGGTCTAATAATTTCACGATTCCCTTACGGTGTTTTGTGATTTTATAGTTCATGGTTTGAATGTGATTTACGTATTTCACGAAAATAGGATTATATCGCACATTATTATTGACATTGATCTCCAATGACCGGTTCTTTTCGCACCATTTAGTTATTAAATTGTTATCGTTAATATACTGCGATACATCGGCAAATGTTCGTATCTCCTCGCCGGGTTCTTTTCCTCCAGTAACGATTCGATATAATTCATTCACATCCCGTCTATATATTTTGTTTTTCATTCGTTCGCTCATCGCGATAAACTGAGGAGTGTTTGTATTTACTTCGGAAGCATTATGAAAAATATCAAAGTATAACTCTTCCAACATTGCGAAAATAGACGGTTTTATTTTGTTCTGGGTTGTAGTCGATGCACTGGTGGTCATCGACATTGGTGTCGTTTTGATCGCCTTCATATCATTATTAATCGAGCATATACCGCTTCCAGGTGTTATTTTCATATCTACTTCTCCAATTTTCATTAACCGTTTCATTTTATCTTTCATATCATTTTGTTTTCTAGTAAATCCGGCCATATTATACGTTTCGTATTTTGTTTTTTCCTTGTTTCGCGAATCTGGACCATCAAGCAGTCCAAATGTAAGCATGTCATAGAAATTATCCGGCATATTTTTTTGCAGGTATTCATAATTATAGGGACGCATTGTCGACATTATTGCATTGAATAAATTACCTATCTGCACATAAAATCGCGCGATTCCGACGCACATTTGTCTTTTTCTAAATACGTTTTGTTCATCTAACTTGCTTTCTTTCAGAATTTCGGGATTCGTATTTATGAGAAGAGCGCGGTCCATCGCATTAATTGGTTCATATTTCTCCGAAAACAACTTATGTCTGCGATCCATGTAGGAAATCAACCGAAACGGCAGTCGATTCAATACTTCACTGGTAATAATAATGAGTTTCTCGCATTTTCCACTGTCGCCCAGTGTAGAATTGAATTTCACTTCTTTTAAAATAATACGCTGTGCATATAAGTCTAATTTAAGCGCCATATCTCGTAATTCATCCGTGTTGGACGAAGATAGTGTCGATATATTGGTGCCCATCGTATTTCTTTGTTATTATGATAGATAATAGTTCAATCGTAATGGACGCGGAGCGCGATGCGCGATATGCGATAAAATTGATATAAAGATAATAATATATATTGTATTTAAATAGTGGATAAACGCACCAACACAAAACCTACATATTACAAATGCTATCTAATTTAAATTCGTGTCATGGTGTGTTTATACCCACAACTACATTACAACCGGTATTGGAACAACCTATGTCGACTAATAAATATTGCGGTAATAGTGGAAATGTTTCGGCCACGAGCACACGTCATTATCGTTCACTTGGTCATCATTATTCACCCTGTGTCAAAGTCAATGAGACAAAACGAAACAAGCGGTCAGTTTATGATGAAAATATATGGGTGAAAATAGAACAAGAATTCGCACCAGAAATACTGGAAGAACATAAAATGAATCTTCCTGATGTGATCCAGCATTCGCCAAAACAGACATCATCAAATCCCACTACCGACGACACTATGAACCAACACCCGGATTCCCCTCCTCGGACGAAAAAAATATCCGCACTCTTCATTAAACCAGATATTGACGTAGAATGCTTGTATCGAAAATCCGGAATCCGAGAGAATTGTGAAGTATGCTCAAGCGAGGTTGTTCTCACCGATGACGGGTTTCTCACATGTAAAAACCCTGCATGTAGTATTCTATACAAGGACGAATCTCTCGATCAAACTGCCGAATGGCGTTATTATGGCGCCGACGATAATCAAAACAACGACCCAACCCGATGTGGAATGCCGGTCAACCCGCTACTTAAAGAGTCGTCCTTCGGTTGTAAAGTGATGTGTGAAGGCGGTTCTTATTCTCAAGATATGTTAAAAATCCGGCGGTATACGGAATGGCAGTCGATGCCCTATCGAGAGAAGGCGCAATACGACATGTTCCAGAAAATCACCACACTCGCGCAAAATAAGGGCATTTCGAAAATGATCATCGATGAAGCACTTCGCACACATAAACGCATCTCGGAACACAAAACATTCCGAAGTCTCAACCGTGATGGAGTTGTTGGCGCGTCGATTTATATTGCATGTAAAATACACAACTGCCCGCGCACACCCAAAGAAATTGCAACCATCTTCAATCTCGACAATACTAGCGCGACAAAAGGATGTAAAAATGCCGTAAGTATCATCAACGAACTTGAATCCAATTTAGAAAACTCAGAGAAAACGAACTTCTGTAAAACGAAACCAGAAGCGTTTATCGAGAGATATTGCAGTCGTCTCTCCATCAACGACGAACTTACGAAATTATGCCAGTTTATTGCCGTAACGATTGAAAAACAAAACTTGATTCCTGAAAATACACCGCACAGTATTGCATCTGGAATTATCTTCTTTGTCTCGTGTATGTGTCATCTTTCCATCACCAAAAAAGACGTGAACCGTGTGAGTGATATGAGCGAAGTTACGATCAACAAATGCTACAAGAAACTTTACGACATGCGTGACAAACTTGTTCCGAAAATGATACTCGCAAAATACGCCGTCCCTCCCATCGCTGCCGAAAATTCAATTACCATATTACCCTAATTACCCTCGTTGAAATATCCATATTTTATTATATTATGATAGTATACTTTATCATAATACATCTTCAATGGAACCGGAACCGGAACCGTCGGGGGTTGATGTGGTTCCAAAATTTGTATTTATTGTTCCATACCGCAATCGCGAACCACATCGGATGTTTTTTAATACATACATTCATAAAATTATGGAGGATGTTCCCCTCAAAGATTGGACATACTTTTTCATTCATCAAACCGATAAACGCCCATTCAATCGCGGTGGAATGAAAAACATCGGATTTTTAGCGTTGAAAGAGAAATATCCGAATGACTACAAGAACATCATTTTTATATTCAATGACATTGATACACTTCCATATGATAAGAATATCCTGAACTATCATACCGATTTCGGTGTTATCAAGCATTATTACGGGTTTGACTTCGCACTTGGCGGCATTTTTTCAATTCGCGGCGTGGATTTCGAGAGAATCAATGGATTTCCCAACTATTGGGCGTGGGGCGGTGAAGATAATCTTATCTATAAACGCGCAAATGATTTTGGTCTTGTCATTGATCGGAGTAATTTCTATAAAATAGGAGATATGAATATTCTTCAATTTGCTGACGGATTTAAACGACTCATTTGTCGCGATGAATTGGCGACATCTATCATTCCAAACTATGCAGATGGAATATCTAAAATCACGGATTTAAAATTTACTACATATAATGATACGCACATGATAGATGTTTTAGCATTTGAAACTTATGTATCTTATTCCCAACTTAATTTTCAAGATGAAACACTAGATAAATTAACAAAGATACGTGTTTCACCACCGAATGCAATTCGCAATATCAAAGAATTAAATGATAAATATACTCTTGATGTCAATAAAAATGTTATTCATAATAATAATAATAATAATAATAATAATAATAATAATCCTGTAGTAGATCCAATATTTTCATTTCAAAGACCAATGAATCATTTCTTTCATACAAATATGTTCAATCATAAACAACCAATGGTTACTCCTCAGGTTCAGGCGCCCGTCGCGGTCTCGGTATCGACTCCATTACAATCACATCGACGCTTTGGAATGCGCGGATTATTCATGTAAATGTAACCAACTAAAAGTCGGCGTTGAACTCAAATACTGTATCCGCCACCTTCTTCTCCGCTAGCGCATACTCGCCTACCCTCCGCTCAAAAAAGTTCGTCTTTCCAGCGAGACTTATCATCTCCATGAAATCAAACGGATTTGTCGCATTATATATTTTATCATATCCCAGTTGAAGAACTAAACGATCTGCAACAAACTCGATATACTGGCACATTAACTTCGCATTCATACCGATAAGACGGCAAGGAAGCGCCTCCGAAATAAATTCCTTCTCTATTTCCACCGCATCACGCACGATTTCATAGACACGATGACGCTGAATCTTCTTCACCATCTTCGTATACAGCAGCACCGCAAACTCAGTATGAAGCGCCTCATCTCGAGAGATGAGTTCATTGCTGAAAGTCAATCCTGGCATGAGTCCACGCTTCTTCATCCAGTAGATGGAACAAAATGCACCAGAAAAGAAAATTCCTTCTACACACGCAAACCCCACCAAACGCGTCTGAAAAGTGCTGCGCTTGTCTCCGATCCATTTCAGCGCCCAATCGGCCTTCTTCTTGATACAAGGAAACGTCTGGATCGCATTAAACAGACGATCCTTTTCGGTTGTGTCTTTGATATACGTATCAATCAAAATACTATACATCTGGGAATGAATATTCTCCATCGCAATTTGAAATCCGTAAAATGCACGCGCTTCAGCCAATTGAACTTCCGTCATAAACCGTTGCGCCAGATTCTCCATGACAATTCCGTCGCTTGCTGCAAAAAATGCAAGAATCATGGATATAAAATATCTCTCGTCGCTATTAAGTGTATTCCAGTGAACGACATCCTTTGTAAGATCCACTTCTTCTGCACGCCAGAAGCAATCAACTTGTTTTTTATACATGTTCCAAATCGCATGATCTTTAATCGGAAACAATACAAACCGATTTTGATCCTCTTCCAATAATGGTTCAATCACTTGTGGTTTCAATGCAGTTGATGCAGTTGATGCAGTTATTACAGAAGCAGCAACGATGGTATCGTTTATAGGAGATTCTGAGACAGGAATGACAGGGGTAGACATAATTATGAAATGAAATGAAATGAAATTGAAATCCGAGCAGATAAATATGACAGATAAATGAAATACGAGATGAAGACTTAAGTCGTTTTCCTAAATAAAGGGGATAGTCGTGGATATTATAGATGGATATAAAAACTCATAATTAGGGGTAATTACTCACGAATGCATAGAAATGGTATAAATCTACATGATTATAATGTGTATTATCGAGTGTGTTTACATTGAAATAGGAAAGATATGTTAAAAAAACTCGATATCGTCGTCATAAATTTAGATCGAAGACATGACCGTATGGCGTGTCTATACAAAAATATTCCGTTTCTTTTTCGACCAATGTCATTCGATATTTCAGGATTCAACATGCCATTTTTGTCGTGTAATCCATTCAACGAAGAAGACGACCGCGGGTATTATCGCCGGTTTCCTGCGATTGATGGTCTCAATCTCTCGCAACATTACTCCGACTTTCCTGATTTACTGGATACAATACGTGATAAATCGCGCGTTCTCGGCGAGGTGGGATGTTCATTGAGTCATTATTCATTATGGAAATCACATGCACAACGCCCCAGATCCGATATTTTACTTGTTTTTGAAGACGATGTAATGTTTACGGACAAATCTCTCGAACGAATGAAAGGAACCCTCGCCGGATTAACCGCATCCAAACCTCAGTGGGATGTTATGTATGTCGGCGGACAATGGACACCCGATTATGATATGGATGGTCAAGTTTCCTCGTATTTCCCATTTCAAAATACACGCATGGATTCTCTCGAACGGTATTATCATAATTCCAATATCCTCGCATCACGCGAAGGAATCTACAAACGTCGAAATCTCACTCCGGCCGTTATTCATGGAAACCGTAATGTTTGGTTTACGCCATTATTTCGCACCGCAGGTGCATACCTCGTAAGTAAACGCGGTGCGAAACGATTATTAGAAGCAGTAGAATCAGATACGGCACTTTTCATGAAAACGCCTCTCGATATGTGGTTACTCGAAATGGACTTTCGCGGTTATATTGATGTATATGACCGGTTTCCTCATCCATTCTATCAAGCCGGGTTTGAAATGGTCCGCGAACCTTCTCACGCGCAAAATGATATTCATCGCACGAATTTTCAGACAGTGAAATTACCGCCGCTGTCGTCGTCGTCAGTGACTGCGACATTAAATCACCTTCATTGAAAATGTGTTCCAATCAAATCCGTTTGCCCACTTCACGCGACTATCAATCTCACTATATCCTTCCTTCTGAATGATATATTGGTCCATTGCCAACCAACACTTGTATTTCGGTTGAATATACTCAGTATACATGAAATCGATGTTCTTCTTCTCGAGTTCGATTAAATTTGGGAATTGTTCGACAAAATCCAGGATGGGTTTATACATGTGTTGTTTGACGATATATGCATGATTACACCAAATCGTTCCATTGATCCACTTACGCGTTGCATCCATTCCATCGTATTTTGTAAGTATTCCACCTAAATACAAGATATCCCATTCACCGTTTGCCGGAGTTGCCAAGGTTGCGAGTTCGGAAATGTTGTCGCGGATCACTATATCATCTTCTACAATCATTACTGCCGAGAGATTTTTACTATGCGCGTATTGAATCGCCTTGATATGCGAACGAAAGCATCCTACTTTCGTATTTTCCGTATTTAACTTGTTCATCAATAGTGAGTGGCGGATCCCATGAGAAAGTAACTCATTACTTACATATTTTGTTCTCTCAGGTCGTTCCTCGATACATATCACGACGACCTCTTCTGCAAATGGAGGGCGCAATAAAAATGACGCATTTACTTGGTTTTTTGAGGAAAATTCCGGCGATGAAGGTGACGAAGGCGGAGTATGCGTTGTATGAGGAGTCATATTGGCGCCAGACGATATCGAAGAAAGAGACCGATCAGATAATTGTGGCGAATTCGTTGCACTATTACCCTTGTATGTAAAATACGCCTTCTTTGTGCTCGCGCCTGCGCCCCCGTCTCCTTTACTCGATTGTATCACCGAGAGATACGGATTCACAGTTTCTTCGTAGTAGTTCTTCTTCATAAGTTCCTGAATCTTATTCAGAATCTTGTCCGAACTCACTTCTATACTAAAGAATTTGATTCGAAACACCTTGTTTGTAATAAGAAGGGAAACATCGCCACTATTCGTCGACGGCATTGTCATTCCCGTCTCTGACGCCGGTGTTGCTTGGTTTTCTTCAAAGTATGTCGAGAGAATTTCGTATTCTCCGCCTTCACAATCTATCGCACAATAATCAATTTGTTCTGGCGCGGTTTGTTGGCAACATAAGTCATACAGTGTAATTGTATCGACCTTATATGATTTGAATCCAACACGCGTCCATTCTTCGCCGTCTTTATTGTTTTCAAGCGCCCCTTTCAATCCACTTAATCTTGGATTGGTCGATTCATAGAAAATAGCGCCACGCCCACTACCGTTTGTAATCGATGATGTGATATTACTCACTGCAACGGGTATCAACGATGCTCGACACGTGCGAATACGATCATGATTCACCTTCGCTGGTTCTACCGTAAGTCCGCGCCATTCACGGTATCTCTCGAAAAAATAACACGCCGAGTTTGTTTCTCCATCACCTGCGCCAATTTCAATAAAATACCCACAGTGTTTACCATGGGTTATATATTTGTCTACAAATTGATCATTTCTATAGTCATGATAATACTCGGGATATATGGTAAGGTCGTCATCTTCATCCGCGACTGCAATGTCGGTTGAGGTTGCCGCGGTTGCCGCGTCCTTTCCAGCGTAAAACGCAGATGAACGCGAATTGTATACAGTAAGTTCCATCTTTTGCTTATGGAGAAATTCGTTTTTCCGCATCACATCTCCTAATATCGTCTCCCAAAGATGCGTGCCATACGACTCGGGAGGAAACTCATGAGGGACCGTCTCTGATTGTATAAACGCTACTGTATCTTGCCAGTGAAGAGGCATGAATAGTTTTCCATCCAAAATTCGAATATGATACTTATGCATATAATGTGGATGTTCCTGAAGCAATTTCTTATTTGAATCGCGGATATGTGTCGCCCATATTCCCAAACGAAGTCCGGACTTAAACTCGTTCAACCATAATTGAATGAATCCATTCTTCGGTTTCGCTGCCAAAAATGCGTTGATCAATGCTCCATCGCCTGCACCATTCGCCCGTTCTTCGCTAATGTAAAACGAATGTCCAGACGCAAAGACGTTATCGAATGGGCGCGTTATCAACATATCGAGGTCCAAATATACTCCACCATGTTTGTATAACAATTCAAGACGAACTACATCAGCCTTATACTGGAAATGCTTCAATTCAAACCCGTCGTAAAAGACTGGTGGATCCATTTTATGAATACTGATACGCGGTTGCTTCTTGATATCGTCCCAATACACATTCCCCACCGGTTCTTTCGCGTTATAGATGCGGATCTCATAATTCGGCATATACTGCAACATTGAATGAAGACACCGATGGTGAAAGTTATAAAAATCAGTTTCACCAAAATACAATATATGAATGATTTTTGGAATACTCGAACAGGTATCATCACCATACAACATTATCAAGTTCGCAATTGACGCGTTCTTGATAGTGTCTGGCAGTTCAGATTCACTATTGTTGGCGCCGTTTGTTTCATTCCATGGAGGCGATGGCGTGTCTACGATTTCCTCAAACTGTTTCACCGACAATAACGGATCCACCGTGAAATTCGAACAAGCGCG